CGTCGCGCAGTCGCGCGACCTTCAGCGCCGGATCGTGGCGCTCGGCGTTGTCGCGCTGCTCGCGGTCGATCCGGGCACCCTCGGAGCGGTCCATGACTGCCCGCTCATGCTCGGCCAGCCGGCGCCGACGCTCAGTGTCGTCGATCGGCTCGGCATCGGTGGTAAGCGTCCGCGGCCGAGCCATGTCGTCGATCTCGTCGAGCTCCTGCCGCATGGCGGCGTTCTTCTCGCGGAGCGCGTCGAGCTCGGCGCGCTCGTCGTCGGTCAGAGCGACGCGATTCTTGTTCAGGGTGTCCAGTGCCTCCGCGGCCGGATCCGGCTCGGGAGTGGGGTCAGTCTTTGCCATCGTTCTCTCCTGTGTCCGTCGCTTCAGTCGGGCTCGGTAGCGTGCTAGCGGATCTTGTGGCAACTCACGGTGTACGTGATCGCGTCGGCGTCGCCGTGGGTCGCGGTGACCCGCACGTTCTCGGGCACGGCCTGGCCGGAGCTCACGTTGGCAACGGCGGTCACGCCCTGGCCGATGGTGAGCACGGTCGTGCCGGTCGCCGTGACCGCGGCGGAAGTCAGGACCGCGGGGAACTTGCCGGAGAGCGAGTCGACGACCTCGACGGTGAACACGACGGACGGCGTCGCTGTGATCGCGGTCACGTCGATCACGACGACGAGCGCCTTGCATCGGTTGCCGTTGACGACCGGCGAGCTCGACGTGGCGGTACGGGATGCGCTGGCGAATAGAACCTGCTCGGCCATGATGGTGTCTCTCTCTCGTCGGCCCAACGTGGGCCGGGACTATGGAGCGGGTCCCGGGAGCTCGGTCGGCGCCGGGGGGACACCACCGACCGAGCAGACCCCGGGAGTTGCCGGTTAGACCGGGTCGTACAGAATCTCGCGCACGCCCGTGATGTCCGTGTTGGCGGTCGCCTTGTAACCCCAGATGGCCACGTCCACGTAGGCCGTGCGGTACTGGAATTCGAGCCGCTGGGGCGGGCTTGCCCACCCGTGGACATCGTTGCGGTCGAAGAGGTACGAGCTCGCCACGACGGTACCGGTTGCGGCCAGCGCCCACGCCGGACGGCCACGCAGGCCGGCAACGTTGACGTCCGCGAAGAGCTCCGAAACCTGCCCGTTGGCGTTGACCGCGCCGAGCAGCGGAAGGAGCTTACGACCGTCGGCGTCAACCGCGGCCACCAACTTCTTGTAGAGGTCCACCTGAAGATAGAGCTCCCGCATCCGCATGCCGCCCCGGACGAACTGGAGCGCGGCGATTGCGGCCTCCAGTTCGCCCACCAAGAGGTCGTCGGTGCCGGCAGTGGTCAGGGTGATGCCGGTCGGCGTGAGGCCGTCCAGCAGTGCCACAGCGGCCGCCTCCAGCGCCTCAAACCATGCGCGCTGCATCTGCCGCCAGATGATCCCGGACAACTGCGGGTTACCACCCTGATCCCATGCCTCGCGAGTGATCTCCACCGCGCCGGAAACGGCCGTCGGCGTGATCGTCTGCGAGGTTGCCGTGACGCTGCCCGGCGTCGGGGCGACACCCTCGACGTGCGCGGCCACCAAGCCCGAGCTCGTGTTGAACTTCGGGAGCACGAATGGCGTGATGTCGACGAGCGTGCCCTTGTTGATCGAGTCCCAAATCGGGTACGTGAAATCCTTCTGATCCACGTACAGATCTGGACGCTGTCGGTTCGGGTTGAGTGCCGCGGCATCGGCGATATCGATGTCGGCCAGGATCGACTGCCGCCCCTGTGGAGTGAAGCGCCACGCGTTGGCCTGGACGAACGCCGAGGCGCGCGCCAACGCGTCCTGATCACCCTTCGAGCCGGACACCAGATCCGTCGAGAAGTCGTACGTGGCGCCCCGCGTGAGGTTGCCCTCACTGTCGAAGCGGTACGGCAACGGCTCGGTCACGCTGGCGCTCAGGGCGCCCGTGCGACCGGTCGGATTGACCACGGCCGGAGCCTCGGCCGGCGCCGGCACGGGTGCCGGAGTGACCTGCGGAACGCCGAGCAGGATCCCGAGCCCACCACTGGAGATCAAGCCCTTGACCTGCTCGGCAGACAGGGTGAGCCCGCCGGCCGGCGGCGTGGGCTGCGCTGCAGCTTGCTGCGCCGCCACGAGGGACTGAATCGCCCCGGGCTGCGAGAGCAGGAGCGCAATCTGCTCATTGGAGAGCTGGACGCCGGTCGGCGCTGGCGGAGCACTGGTCGGAGCGGGCGTCGGGCACGCAGCGTTGACCGCGTGCTCCTGCCCGCACTGCGTGCACTTCATCGGATTCCCTTCGGGTGTACGGCTCGCGCTCACGCGTGTTACGCGAGCGTCGTCGAAAAGCGGCATGGGCGTCAGGCTGGTCTCTCGGAGGTCCGCCCGCTGCACGAGCATCAGGCCAGGGTCGGCGTCGTCCATGACCACGTCGGTCGCGATGTCGAAGTCAACGCCGACGCTCAGGCCGTCGAGGACCTTTTCGTCGGCCAGCGCCAACGCCTGATCACCGTCGGCGCCCTTCGCGATCTTGAAGGTGCCCATGAGTCCGGCCGGAGTGTTCGTGAGCTTGATCGCGTACCCAACTGCGCGATTGAGATCGTGCGAGATCAGCATCTTGATACGGGAGACCGCGGCGCCGTTCCATCGCACGGAGTTTTCGAGGAACGCGAACCGCATCCCGTACTTCGACCCGACCACGCCGTAAGGCAGGCACAGACCAGTGATCGTGCGCCGGGCGGTGTCGACGGTGAACTGAGACGATACGAGCGCCCACTCCGCGTTGAACACCTCGCCGGTCGGCGCCGTGAAGCCGTACATCGCTAGCGTGCTTGCGTCGTTCGGGATCTCGACCTTCGGATCTATCGGTACATCGCTGGCCGGAGGTGTCGCGGGCGCCGCGGCCTTTGGCGCCTTGATGACCTTACGGGGCATGTTTTCCTCCGCCTGGATGTCCTGCGCGTCCATGACGCGCAGCTCGACCGCGGTCTTGTAGGTGGCCCAACGCTCGGTGGGGTTGGCGCGCATGTAGTCGTCGAGGTCGAAGATCACGCGCCGGCCACGGCGGGTCACGTCCGGCATGGTGAGCCGTTGCGTGACGGCCTGCATATACGGGCTGAGAGTGTCATTCACGCGGTCCCGACGACGGTCGATCGCGTTGGCGTAGGTGCGGCTTGTGGTTGACACCCCAAGATCTTCAGGATCGACGCCGATCGCGTTGGCGATGTCGAGCGAGGCTTGGCGCTGGAGCTCGACAAGCTGGAGCTCGGCCGGGCTCGGCGTGGCAACAGCGTTGTACTTCAGGCTGAGCGGCACATAGGCGGTCGAGCGCTGGCGCCGGCTCGCGGCCCAGTCGTCTAGGATCTCTTCGACCTTCTCGTCAGGGATCGGGTCGGCGCCGGGATCGGGCGTGAAGTAGTCCAGGGGCCGCGGGTCGCCCGCGTACATCGCCGCTGCTGCGTCGGTCAGGGTCGCCCGCCGAATGGCGTTCGCGCCGGCGGTCAGAATGCCCGGATTCGGCGAGTCAAACCGGATGATGTCCCGCGCGCCGACCGGCCGGCCGTCGACATAGACCACGCCACCCCGCGGATCGAATCCGGACGGCAGCGGCGATGGGGAGCGCCCCTGAGGCGGGTCGATCGACACCGTCGACGGATCGAGCCGACGCGCGTGCGACGGGAATCCATCGGCGCCGCGGGCGATCACTTCCCACCACGCGATGGCCTCACAGAGCAGATCTTCGAGCGTCTGGGCCAGGACCACGACGTTGGCAACGTCGGGGTCGATCTGATCAAGTAGTTGTGAGCGCTGGCGGACCTGCTCGGCGTTGAGCTCCAAGAGTGGCAGGGTCGACACCGAACAGATCATGTTGCGACCGCGCAGGACGGCCGGGACCGCCAGCGCTACCGGCCGTGTGACCCGCCCGCCCCGGTTGGACATGTCCAGGATGACCTGATCAATGGGGCGCGGAGCCTCGTCGGCGACGTCAAACGTGTGCCGAGCCGAGCCGGCGAAGGGCGCAGACAGGAACGCTCCCACCCGACGCCACAGACCCATGGCGACATGATCGCACACGAAGACACAAAATCACACACATGTCAACGCCCGGCCCGGCCCCGAACGATCCGGGGAGCGCCCACCGGCGCCGGCAGGGTGCGCGCCAGGTGGACCGCGCCGGCCGTCGCGTAGGCCGCGTCGCAGTGCCCTCCGCCCCTCCTGCTGAAGATCCACGTGCCACTCGCTTGCTTGAGTCGCTGCGATCCAATGACATGATCGTTCAACAGTGGATCATCGGACTGCGCGACGTTGCGCGCCTGAACCTGCTCGGCCAGCCCCATGCATGCCGTGGCGCAGTCGCCCCGGATCTCTTCGACCCTGACCGACGTCGGGAACATGGGACGCACGCCCGGCCGGGCCTTCAGGTCCGCCCCGAACGTGGCGGCTGGCCCGATCGGGAACCAGCCGAGCGCTTGGGGACGCACAGTGCGCACGATGCCCGGAAGGTCTCGCCGCGCGTCGGCGACGCAGTTCGGGCCCTCCCACGCTGCCAGTGCCTCGACGCGGACCCGATCGTCGGGCAGGACCGCGGCAGCGACGAGGGTCACGTGGCGCTCGTCGGGTGCCACGTCGATACAGAGCGCCACTCGCGAGCGCGCCTGGGCCAGCGTGCCCACGTCGAGGCAGTCCCGCCACGCCGCCGGATTGATCGCAGGATCGAGCTTCGGTACCCGTATGCACATTTTCTCGGTGTAAAACCCCGTGAGCGCGAGGCCACCCTTCGCTAGCGCGCGAGCACCAGCGGCCACGAGCGCCTCGCCGTCGACGACCGGGCCGCGGGTGCCGGCACGAACGCGGTTCATATTCGGATTGGCAGCCGCCAGCGCATGCGGGTCGGTCGGGTCGGAGCCCACTGGCGCGCTCCACTCGAAGAGCCCCAAGCGGTAGTCCTGCGCTGGACCGTCTGGCACGTGACCGGCAAGCAGGAGCTCGGCCATGCGCGGCGTGCCGTTCTCTTCCCACCACTCGATGAAGGCCAACGCGCTCTCACGGTGATCATTGAGCACGACTGACGTGTCGTCACCCGCGTTGCTCATGGCGTAGATCTGAGCGTCATAGACCGCTGTGGTCGCCGGCTCGGCCGCGTTCCACGCCGAGTAGTCCCGATGCTGACGCAGCTCGTCAAGGATGAGGCGATGGATGGTCAGGGACCGCCCGCCCTCTTCAT